CAGTTCCCACAACTCGGTACCCGTGTCGATCACGATGGTGCGCGCCTGCTTGAGCGCGGTCTGGTAGTTGGCCTCAAACTTTTTCAGTTCGCCTTCCGCCGCCGCGATGATCGCGTCTTTGCCACCCGTGAAATCGAGTTTCACCGTTGCCACATAGATTGGCTTCTGCACTTGGAAGGCTTCGATCACGCCCTCCAGGCCATAGTCGAAATTGATGAACGCGATGGGGCCGGGCGCGGTGAGGGTGAAGCGCGTCTTGCCCGCCCCCTCCAACGCTTCGATTGAGAGAATGAGCCGACGCCGGATGACGGAGTTGGCGCGCGTGAACCCTGGCAGAAATCCGATGGAGGCGGGGGCAGTAGGCATGCCCGGTCCCTCTCGCACACTGCGTACCAACTACCCGCCCTCTAGCTTGCGTTTCTGGTTCGTGAGCATCATCCAGTTTTCATCGATCTCGCCGCGATGAAACTCCAGATCCCAGCTACAGAAATGCGGCTCTCGGTGGTCGCGGTAATCCCCGTTCACAAAAAACACATGCAGCCGCCCGTGCAGCGCGTCGGTGAGGTAGCAGTACGCTTTGATCTGTGCGAACCAGTGCCAAAACTTTTTGTCGTGCGGGCACCCCTTCATCGACATCCACGTACACTTGATCTCTTCCACGATCACGCCGCGCTCAGGGTCGTAGGTGAGACCATCGGGACTGCCGCTGATGCCGTCCTTCTCGATCTCGCCAGGGCGTACCACGTCGATGCGCCGGGCACGCCACGCCTCTTCGATCATCGCTTCGACCGTGAACCCCAGTTCGATGCGGTTGTGGTTCAACTCGCCACCAAACCGCTCCGGCTCCAGGCTCTTGCAGATCGCTTTGATGAGAGTCGAGACGTGCATGCCCGTCGAGCGGGACGGACCTGATGCGACCACCAGATCCGTCACCGTTGTCGGGAGTGCTGTGACGATCACCTCTCAGCCCAGCAGGACGTTGGTGCCGTCGAAGGCGAACGCGCCCTCTGCGACCGCCGCCGCAATGAACCCGTCCTGAAAGACCAGCGTGACAATCGCGTTGCGATCCGGATCGTTGCTCAACGCGCGGAACGCTTCGGTGGGCAGGGACGACTTGGGTACTGCGCCCCCCTTCTCCGCCAGGATGCCCACCACCGTGGCCCGCGCCTTTGCGGTCAGCGCATCGCCGTTGCCCGATGCTGCGGCCACCGGGGCAGATGGTGCAGCGGCGGGCGGTGCAGCGGCGGGCGCAGCCACAGGGCGCGGGCCAGGAGTCGGCCGCGCGACGGGCGCACCGGCCGCAGGCTTGGCCGCAACCTTTTCCCAGGGCATGCGATTGATCTTGGTGACCAGCAGGTACGTTTTGTCGGCCCGCTCACCCTCGCGCGCTTTGATCCCCGGTCGCTTGGGTTGCGCGACCTGATTCACATGCGCGTACATGCCCTCGAAGATGGAGATGTCGTTGAGGATCTTATCTTCGGGGAAGCCCGCATTCACCAGCGACGAAATGAACGCGATGCAGTTGGTGTTGACGTTCAGCCCGGTCGCGCCCGCCATCGGCACAATCGCCTTGCCATCGGGCGAGGGCTGCATCTTGCTGGGGTCACCGGCTGAGTAGTACTGTTCGTGCGTGGCTCCGGCGTCGTCCTCCATGTCCACCTTGAGCGCGACCGACACCGGGGCCTTGCCCTGGTAGTCCCACGTCACGAAGCGCAGGGCCTTGAGGGTGACATCGGCGTCATCGAGAAACCCGCCCTGTTGGGCGTCTGAGGGGCGTAGGCTCAAACCTTCCATCGTCCACCGTCCTTTCAAAGACGACAGATCGCAACGCACACTGCGTACCACCTTTACGATCTACAACTTCGGCGGCGGCGGCGGGATCGTGTTGCTGGATCGGTACGCATCGAGGAACCACTGGGGTGCGAAGCTGCGATACGAGTTGAGGAACCAGCGCACATGGTCGTCAAGGATCAACGTCTCGCACTGATCCTCTTCGCTGCGCATGCCGCGCCCGACCGCTTGTACTAAGTCCTGCATCGCCACGTAGGCGGGGTACCCCTTGTCGCGGGCGGTGCGCGCGGCTACCACAGGCTCACGGCTGTCGGGCCACGGTACCTTGAGGATGACTTGGTACTCGCACGCCTGCCCGGCGAAGTCGAACCCGGTGGTGAGAGACGGCGACACCATCACCGCGCCCGGCCCCGCGCGCCGGAACTGCTCGACGGCACTACGCGTCGTCGCGCGGTCGTGGAGAATCAAGCGGCCCCGGTGAGAACTGTGGTCATAGATGAGCTTGGCGCGGGCGTAGCTGCCGGTGTGAACGATCCCTTTACGATCCTCACGCCGCGCGAGGATTTGATCGAGCCGCATCAGCCACAACCGGATCCCGTCCTCATCGAGCCGGTGATCGATGCGGCACGTCGCCACATGCACGACCGGCCGACGTTCCACGGGGAACGTTGAGGGCGCAATCAGCCAATCGACGCCGGTCACGCCCAGGGCGTCGGCGGTCTTGGGCGTCAGCGTGGCGGAGGTCAGGACGATTTTCGGAATGCCGCGCAGTAGCACCGGCTCGACGTACTTGGCGACATCGACCGGGTGAAACTCATGATCCCCGTGACTGCTGACCAGCCACTCGTCGGGCAGCGCGTGCGCGAGTCGATCCACGATCTGGTGCGTGGCTCTCGCGCGCCGGTACTCCTGCAACAGTGCGGGGGTCGCGTGCCCGTCCTTGCAGCGCGCGTTGAGGGCCTGGACGTGCCGCCAGATCGGTTTGACGTGCAGGCCCGCCCAGGCGATCCACACCCAAGAGTCGGCGTTCTCCGGCGCGGTGACGCCGCACTCCGCCAGGGCGCGCGTGGTCAACGTCGTCGCCAGGAAACTCGCCACCTCCCCCGGCGCGGCGTGTGCCTCATCGAGTACTAAGCAATCGAACTGCCCCAGCCCATCGGCGTAGGCGTACTGACTCATCCAGGCTTGATAGTTGGTGACGACGATCCGCGCGTGGCGGGCGCGGGCGACCGCATCGAAGTAGCTGCACCCGAAGTCGCGCCACTTGCACGACAACCCCGCGTGGCACGGCCCCACGTCGCACGTTGCGTACCCGGTGGGCGATCCGAAGTGCGCGAAGATGCCGCCCGGCTCCAGGGCGCGGCACGGGTACGCCGTCTGCCCGCGCAAGTCCACAATCCCGGTCGCATGGAAGGTGCTGTGAATCTGATCCTGTAGCCCCTTGGTGCTGGTCAGGATCGCCGTGCGCCAGCCGGTCAGCGTGGCGATGGTCGCGGCCACCAGCGATTTGCCGGAGCCGGTGGGGAGTACTAACCCACACACGCGCGCCGGGCTATCGACCACATGACAGACGGCCCCCGGCTGACCCGCGCGCCACTGTGCGAAGTCGGGCGGTGCCCCGCAGGCGTACGGCGGCGGCAGGGTCAGGCCAGGGGCGGTCATGTCACTACCGCGCGCCGACCATCAGCAACAGCAGGACGATCACCAGCACGACGGCGGGCCAGAGGGGGGCCTTCCCCATGCCCGACATCACCGCGATGATGAACGCGCCGACCAGCAGCAATAGCTGCACTATCCCCAGCGGAGTCGTGACCATGTTCGTTACTCCTCGACCATTGGGAGACGCCCCCACGGCAGCGGGATCCGCAAACGCTTGTAGATCCCTGGTCGATCTCCGTTGGGGTTGCTGCACGAATAGCAGACGCCTTCGATGTACAGCCCGTAGTCGGTCATCACCGCATCGGTGATCATCACGGACCCGTTGCAAGAGGGGCACCACACGCCTAGCTGGTTGATGCCGACCTGATCGGGGGCGAAGCGGTGGAGGGCGTACGGGTCAATCGCGTCACTGGGGCGCAGACTCAACCCCCGGTAGTGGGGGCGGTCCTGGGGGGCCTGGGCTGGCGCTGGGGGCGTCGGCAGCGGTTGGGCATGCTTGGCTAGGGGCAGCGGGGCGGGCATCGCTACGGCGCTCCTGGGGCGTCGTGGGGGGCGGGGTGGATCATGGCGGTCACCTTTCATGGGGGCGCGCTTTGTAACACCTTTTGTACTTTTTCGATCCCGTTTTAGGCCCTCTTAGCGGGTCTTAGCGGGTCTTAGCGCATCTTGCGGTTTTGACGAAAAACCTAGCGATTACCTCAACAATTCATTCAAAAAGCGGCAGGGAGATCCGACGTTTTCGGACCCCCTGCCGGAGTAGTGGTACCTCACACTCAGTTGTGAGATTGCCTAGCAAAACCGCTCGATCACGCGACTTTCGACCGCCGTTGTACCACTTTTTGTACTTTCGGCGTCGTCAGCCCCAAATCGGACCCCAGCACCATCGAGGTTTTGTCGGCCTGATCGAAGCCCTGGTAGTGGCGCATCGTGATCTCAATCGAGGTGTGCCCCATGAGCAGCATCAGCACCTTCGGCGGGACCATCTTGCCAGTGACCGGGTGCGGGGTTGCCAGCCGGGTGCCGTAGGTCCGCCGCAAGTCGTGCGGGGTGATGGGGCCGCGCACCTCCAGGGGATCCCCCGGCTGCTCCGGCTCCAGGTACACGACCACCCCCGCCGCCTTGCACGCGCGGGTCAGGTACTTGCCCAGCCAGCACTCGGTGTAGGGCCAGAGGGGTTGCGTCGAACCCGGCTCCAGGCCCCGGTGAATGCGCTGCGACTCCAGCACGGCCAACGTCGCGGGTTGGAGAGGCACGTAGCGCGCCTTGCGCTCTTTGCGTGACCCCCGGAGCTTGCCCCGCTTGCCGCGCCAGATGTCGAGTTGGCCGTTGATGATGTCGCACGGCCGGATGCGGCGGAACTCGGCGTACCGTGCGCCCGTGCCCAGCAGGGCCTCACACGCGCGCAGGGCTTCCAGGGCGTTCTCGCCCCGTCGCCCCCCGCTGCGCTTCACAAGCTCCGCAAACAACTTCGGCTGATCGCCCAGGCTCAACACCGACTCACGCGCGATGCGGCCCCCCTCGACTACCTTGCCGGTCCAGACGTTGCTCTTGATCACGCCCTCTTCCACCGCGCGCTGGAAGATCGCTTTGAGCGTCATCACCTCGACGGCGATGGTGTCCGACGAGTACGGCTTACCGGCGTTGCGACACCCCTTCGGGATGACCGCTTCGGTCGTGCGGTACACGATCCAGTCGGTCGCGTGGCTCGACTTGATCGACCGCATCATCAGGGTGGCGTGTGCCTCCATGAAGGCGATGGCGCGTTTGTCGGAGCGGGGCACAGCGCGCTGGATGGAGAACTTCGCAAAGTAGCGCGTGAACCACTCGCGCACGGTGGTGGAGGCCAGCACCCGGTTGGCCTTCTCGGCTTTCGGATCCCACCCGGTGACATCCGCTTTCACGGCGGCGTCGATCTCGTCGGCGCGACGGCGCGCGTCATCGAAATCCTTGCAGGCGGTCGTCACGTTGACCTGACGCCCCAGGATGGTCTTGCGGAACCACCACGTATCGCCGCGCTGGTACAAGTACGCGCGTTCGGCACGGCTGGGGGCCTTGCCCTTGACGACAATCGCGGTGACGGTGCGATCCACCCTGGCGAGTTTCGTGCGGGTGGGGACGAGCGCGGTCGATTCTACGTCGATGACTGATTGACTGGTTGTGGGCATATTTGATGCGCTCCTGCACGCATCCATTCGTCTAGCTTGGCCTTCTCGAAAAACACGCGTGACCCCATCTTGAGGTACGGGATCTTCCCCTTGTGAACCATCCAATAGATCCGCTGTAGCTGCCTCCTTTGCGT